GAGTGCTCGAAGTGATGGTGACATCGGCATCAGTACCCTTTCCGTAAATAGGGATGGTGTTATCAATGATTTCGGGCAATGGTGCAGAGTTTGCCTTGTATTCATTAGCGACCGTTTGCGGGAAGCTGTAGGTCTTGTCTGTCCTTCCTTTCAAAGCAACAGTGGCATCGAAAGGTCCCGAGTCTGAGCTTTGGATAACCAGCCTTGTGACTCGTGGGATGTTGACAACATCGGCCTGGACAGTACCGCTGGCCTGGGCGCTTTTACGGTAAAACTTGGGAAGCCCAAGAGTAGTGGTGTATTGATAACCAAGAGTGATGCGAGAGGCACCAGTTCTATCTTCAGGAATTTCTACATAGTCATCCACACCGTTGTTGCCGTGGGTGGGATTGATATACAGAGTGCCTTTGGTAGTGGTCGAGTCATCTACAACAACTACCGGGGTAAGGGTGCTGTCATAGGTGTCTGTTGGGAATAAGACTCTAGTTTTGTCGTTAGCTGAGTCATAAGCAACAGTGAGACTACTTGTGAACAAATCCAACCGGTACTCATAAGCAATACCGTTGTCATTAACAGCTGTGCCCTCGACATCAGAAAGAACCGTACAAGTAGATAGACACACCCCATTGGCTTGAGATGTGACAAAGAAGTATTGATCGTGGTTAGCAGCCTGCAGTAAGCAGTCTCCAGGCAGGTCCCACTTCAGCCAGGCAGCCATGACACGGTCATTGCCGCTATTGAAGTATTTGAAGATGTATAGCTCGTCTGGATCATCGTCACCAAGGAAGGTGACCATCGAGGCAGAGCTGTTAGCCACCAGAGACCTGAGGTTGCCGGGGACGTAGTTGGGAGAGGTACGAGAGAGATCGGCGCGTGTAGGGCGATTGTCCACAGACGTGACAACCATCTCGGTGACAGCAGAGAAGTCCTGGTTTTCGTCCACGTAGACGATGGAGGTGCCTGTCTCTACAGGTGCGATGTTGGGGTTGTTGGGCAGGTTGCTGAAAGACTTGATCTGTGCCGTAGTGGGGCCAAACGCCTCACCCTCAGAGCTGAGCATGAACTGAGCATTCTCAGAGAAGATCAGTAGACCCAGCTGGTCACCAATGGCGTACCGCATAGACACAGGTCTCAGGGAGCCCGAAGCCAGATCCACAACGTCTGCGTCTGAGGTGGTCAGAGCAGAGACCCGGAACATATTGAAGAAGTTACCGGGTTGAGAGCAGATGACGTTGGTATTAGCCAGCATCACCAGGCGGTTGCGGAAGAAGCTCATGCCTGTGATCTTCTGGCCGACAAAGGTAGGCATCGGGTTGGTGTTGTCGTCACCCACTCGACGTTCGACCCAATAGAGGTCATCCCCTGCCTTGTCTGCCTCGTTCAGGGAGCGGAAGGTGAAGGTGCCGTTTGTCTCACGAATGATCGCGTGAGGCATCGTGTCGGGGTCGATCGTGGTGATAAGACCAGAATCCACGGTCTCTTCCCACGCACCCACGCCAGAGCTGGCGGAGCCGTCCACCACGAACTTGACGTAATACTCGTCGCCTTCGATCTTGTCGAGGTTTTGGATCTTCAGGATCATCCCCGCAACACAGGAGCCGGGAAGGTCTGCAACGTCTCTCACGCTGCCTTTGAACGCCTCCAGGGAGTTGGACGACAGGCCACCACGAGCTTCGATCGTGAAGTCGCTGCTCTTGGTGATGTGGATGACGTTGGAGATCTTGGTAGTGGTGAAGCTATTGGGGATCTGTGACGCCAGGTTGTCAATGATCAACTCAACGCTGATCGTTCCCGTTGCCGGGGTTGTGTAGCTGTAGTTGGTGCCATCTAGGGTCACCGAGTATTTGGTGTCATACCCAGCCACCCGCAGGATGATCAGGGCCTCAGGGTCACGGGTGGGGCTAGTGGTCGAGAGCGTGCCGACTGTCTTAGTCCTATTCAGGACAAAGTTGTAGTCATTGATCTGCAGCATCTCAAAGTCTTTTTCCGCCACACCGCTTACATAGGCGGTGGCTGCAGCGGTCTGGGCGTTGACAGTCGCCTCAGTGCCGTTCAGGGCGTTCCAGACGCGGAGCTGCCCCGTGGTACTGAACTGCCCAATGTATTGCTCAGTGGAGTCCCTAAAGATAGAAAACCACCGACCATCTGCGGTTGCGTTAGAGAGGGCTGAGACGAGCTTGAGGCCCGGTCTGCGAAGCAGCCCATAGGTTGGGTCAGGAAGACAATTATCAGCCTGTGTGAGCTGTCCTGGGAGCTTTAGGGAGTCAGGCTGCTGCGAGAAACCCCCGAGAAAGTTAGGGATTCTTTGTGATACAGAAGCCATTAGCGCATCAGGGTTCGGAAGGGTTGATAGCTGGAGTAAGCGTTAAGGCCATCTTGCTGACCAAAGACGTTGGCTTTAGCGGTTTGCGTGTCGTACTCGATGCAGATGGCACGAGTGGTCGATTCGTCTTGTGAGATCAGCTCTACCAGCTCTTCAGAGGTCACAAGTCGAGACGCATAGATACGCGAAGCCCGTGCAGTGATGTACTCACGGTAGGGCTGTGGGCAATCTTCAAATTCAAAGTTCCAGCAAACATCGCAGTAGATCGTGTCGTCGAACTCATACGTGTGCTTTTCTTTGTTGTAGAACTTTCCTTGCCGCTCCACCACCAGCATCTTGTCGGCGGCGTGCTTCATGAAAGACAGCGTGAAGCTAATTAAGTTAGAAGGAACCAAGATCTCCCCATTCGTCTGACGTGGGAATGGGTACTCAAGTTCCATATTGAAATTCCACCCCTCAGCAAGGACATTCCGCGTCGTCTCCTCCAAGATGGCTTTGGCTGTAAAGACCTCAGGGTTGTCGGTGTCGAGGGTGGTAACAGCCGCTCCGCCGATGCAAGACAGCATCTGGTTTACGGCATCTAGGACAGTAGTACGTGCGGACATAAATGATATTTAGCTGAGTGTGGTCGTCCCGGTCTGGGGACTAAAAAAAGGGGGCCGTAGCCCCCAAATAATCAAACGTTGCGGAATGCACCAGCGACGGAAACCCTGACGGGGCCTGCCCCCATGGCCAAGCGCCCGACAATCAAGTCACCTTGGTACATGATTGATACATCTGAACCACTGGTTTGAACAGAGGGACCAATCGCCTCCACGCAAGCCGCCGCATCTTTATGGAAGATGAGGCCACAGGAGTTCGCGAAGTCGGTGGTATCACCGTAATCGTTCTTCTCGTTGGTGGTATCGGTGTCCTCGATGGTTGCACCAGTGCCAACGCCATACTTACCCAGGAAGGGAATGTTGTTGGACTTGTAGATCTTGATACCAGCGATCTCATACAGACCTTCGCCGGAAGTCAGGTTGCCCTGGGTGTTTCCGAGGTCGCGGTTGAGAATGTTGGTGTCTACAGAGGAAATCAAGCTATAATATTGTCGGGGCGAAAGTACCGCGACACGATTATCCTTGGGGGCCGAACGCTCATCAAGTACGGCTGCAGCTTCAAAGAAGCCGTCCACGAGTGCTTGAGCGTCATACTCTTTGTTTGCACCCAGGTTGACTTCAAAGCCACCAGGCTCGCCGGTCACAGCAGCAGTAGCTTCAGCGGCTTGATCCAGCACACGGAAGATACGGCGGTCATAATGTTCGGCCAAAGATTGACCGATTTGACGGGCGATTGGGCCACGAATGTCAAAATGAGCCAGAACCTCATCTAATTCATAGACGAAGGCTTGACTAACAAGCAGCTGGTCAACAGTGATGGTGGTTTCTGCTTGCTTAGGAGCGCCATCCGTGCCAGAACCGTTACCAAGTAGTGGTGTCCCAGGTGTATGGAAGGAACTCGTCATGGTTCCCGTGTGGATGAACTGTGCCTCTTTGCCCGAAGTCAGAGTGCGGCTCTGAACAAGGGGCTTGGCGATGAGAGCGTTACGGAAAGATTCATAGACCTCACCAGTAAACAGCTTCAACAGGAGAGCGCGTGAGTCGCTACCCCCATTAGACGCGCCGGGGCGCGTAAGGAGCATGTTTGCCATTGTTAGTTAATAAGTAAAAATAGACCTTTTATGTGTTGCCTATTTAAGAGATCTCTATTGTCTAAGTATTCAGTTGGAAATAAATTTATTCCGATATGGGGTATCGCGTTGGCGGCCCAAGATCTCGGGCTGGTTTTTTACAAGGTCCAAAGCTTCCTTCATACGGCTAAGAGGGAATCGAACCCTCCCGAAACACCAGTAGCCGTCTTCCTTAAACCGTCCCTTTCGGGGTTTGCGTTAAGAGATGGGGCCGCTCACGCGCTGACACCCCTCTGGCCATCTCTCGGTGGCGAGTAACGTTCATGAAGTAAGGGTTTACTTACATGAGATCCCCTGAACGGGCGAGCTTTTGCTCGACATCCATTCGATAAGCGGGATCATCGCGGTAACGAGGATCTGAGATAGCCCTGGCAAGTTCTGCCTGGCTACGGAATCCAGGCTCAGGACGTACTGCCCTGTTCCCAGACACCTGTGTGCCCTCGTATCCGTTGGACTCGACGTATTTCGATCGAAGTCCCTGGACTGCCCAATATACGGAATTGGGGTCTCCACTGGTGACCACTGCGTCATAGGCAGCAATCTCCTCAGGAGCTAGTGCATCGCCAGCCCAGGCGACCATTGCCTGATACTGATCAGTACCACCAACAGACCCCATGATCCGGTCAACGTCTTCCTGAGGCATTGCACCCGGTTCTGGGTCGCCCTTGGAGCTATTGACGTATTCGACCCATTGCTCAACCAGCTCTTTGCTGTCTAGCTGAGCCA